CACTATTTGATTGCTGTATAGAGAACAATTCATATTATTCTGAAGATTGGCTATTTTGTAATCGATGGATAAATATGGGTGGTAATATTTTTATAGATATCACTATTTGCCTCGACCATACTGGATTAGAAGATTATAAAGGTGCATATATAACCTCCATTGTGTAAAAAAATATTATCACAAATGATACATTTTATGCAAATATAAATCCTTCCTTTTCCATTATTTTGTTGAGTTTTTCTTTATTATATTCTGTGCTTATTTTCAAAGTAAAATCCATATTTTCATATTTATAATAATGTTTTCCTCTAAAAATATGAAATATATTCAACAATTCACGATAGTTTTTTATATATTTCGTATATTTCATCAACCAAATATAAAATTCATAATGTTTTATATTTCGATTAATACACGTTGTTTTATATTTTTTATATTCTTGAAACCATTTTAACGTTTCATGTAAAGTTGTTGTTGAATGTATATTATAGTCTGTTCCTGAAATTGTCATGATTTCACAAAACTCTTTCTCTGTTAATTTCAAATCCGAGAGTATGTTTTTTGTATCGTATAATGTAATTGTATGATTCATTAAGCTCAAATTTCTCAATACATAAGGACATCCATATAAGAACATATCCATATCATCACTCATACATCCCCACGCAAGTCCATTCTTTACCAAATATACACATAAATCATCTGCCTCATTTGGCGAATCATAATATGTTACATTATACGCATTCATTAATTCTTTTACTTTAATAATATCTTCATCGTATATACGCAGACATTGACGCTTTAAATTTGTCATCTCACTTAAAGCTTCTTTACGTTCTTCTGGACTCAATGTATCTAATGAATCCTGTAATTGTTTATATCTATTTTGTGCGTCCTTTTTATCAATATACCGTTTACGAAGCAATTCTATTTTTTCAGGCGGAGGTTTGCCATCAAATATGAAAATTGGTGTTATATTATATAATTTTAAAATGGATATAAACAAATACATGTTTTCCATTAATGCATTTTCTCCTAAGAAATGATACAAATAAATACTAGTATCTATTACGATTGTCTTACCAGACAGTTTACGTAAGTGTATCTTTGATATAGATGTTTTACTACAGTTTTCGTACAAATATTTATTCAAATTTTTTATTCCCATAAATTCGTCTTTTATTTCTATTTTTGTCATAATATAACATCAATAATCCAATTTCAATTTTACAGTTATAACATATCCATTTTTTGACTGAATAAAAAATGAGGTAACACCCCATTTTTTATTTTTTTAATTTTTTATTCTACTTTACTTACCTTTTATGCTGATTCGTCTATTTCAGCTGATTTGGACGCATCGTTATTTAATTGAAGTTCACAACATGCCTTAGCAGGCAGCAGCAGATTGCTCCTCGTATTTAGCCAATTTCTCCTTCAATACTCGAATCTCCTCATCACGCTCTGCCATTTTCTCTTCCAATACTTTGTTAGCAGCAACCAATTGAGACATATTCAATTCGGTTTCTCCAACTTCTGGAATTGGTTTATGATTAATCTTAAAAACAAAGTATCCTGGCAACTTATCTCCATTATCATTTCTTACCAGAATTCTATGCATACCACCATCATAATAGCCCTTCTGCTTAAATTGGCCCATTGTGTTTAACTTCTCACGAAGAAACCTAGTGTTTGTGTTGTTATTCCATGACTCAAAGTGGATAAACACTGACTTCACTACATTTTTCGAATCATCCAATTCACGGTCAATAAAGTCCACTCTTTGAACTTTACCCAACTTCAAGTCATTCTCAATAAACATCTTCAAATGTCGTGGTTGAAATGTATTTGTAGTATTGTCTGGATGTTGAATATACATATTGTTTGGCAAAACTGGAATATATAAACTATTCCAGTCATCCTCTGCTAATACGAGTCCTTCATCTGCTGTTGCTGTAATTGTTTCTGTTTCTACTTTACCTGAACCTACCCTTGCTTCACGAAACGTCAAATGTGTCATTGTATCACCATTATCCCAATGAATCGGGGTAGATGTAATTGCGGTGATACTATTTGTTCTTCCTTGTAGATTAGACTCAACATTCAATATCTTATATATTTCTTCCACACAAGGTGTATAATTCCAGCTGATAAAATCAATAAACGCAGTGTTTGTAATAACTTCAGTACGAAGACGATGATTATAATTTTTTCTTTCAATAATATGAACGCTGTCTACCTTACCTATGCGAAGAACTTCTTCAATCAGTTCCTTTACACCATCCTTACTATTGTACTCTACTGGCAAACTTACCAGTTGAAGACTTGTATGGTTAGTGTACGAGGTATTTTGATAACTGATTATATTTTCTCCTGTAAAATATACAACATTATTAGGGGTGTTTGTAACGAAGGAAGTCATATTGTTGATATACGATGAGACGTAATAATTTGATATAAATATTATGACAAATTATTATTCAATTTTTTGCTTTCTAGTCTACTTTATCGTGAAATTTCTTCACGAATTTTCATCAATAACATATCCGTCTCTGGTTCTCTACCTCTCGCAAAATGTGTTAGTTTTGCTCGTTTTGTTTCACGCAATACCTGTTGTAAATCTAGATTTTGTGTGAACTTCGCCTCTAACGCAGACGCACGTTCTTCACGGTGTCTTGGATTTACACCAATTTCATAAAAGTCTGGGTCTATCACTATTTTCTTGTCACGCAAAATATTCGCATTATTTTTACCTGTTTTCCCTCCTGCTATACGAGCCAAATTAATATCTTTTGATATTTCACTATCACTATCTAGTGAGAACTTTAAATAAAAATCAGGAAACCCTTTTTTAAATTGTGATCCCAAAAAATAGTGTTCTACTGAGTTCCAACGATGCCCGTCTAGTGTAAAAGGAGCAATCCAAGAATCATCTAGTTTTCTACGCCAATTTGATATTTTACTTAACTTATTAAATTCCATTATATTCACATCTTGTATTTTTTCACCAGAACCTTTTCCTGGTTTCGGATGCGTATTTGAATTACTATAATACATAAATACAATGTCTTTATCATATAAATCTAGGTTTGTATAATCATTTTCATCTTCCATTTGTTTCCCTTCATTCGCATCCAATCCTAACTTTGTTTTAAAATTACGCATATCTTGTATTATATAATACGGACCCGCATTACGTTCTAGGCATTTATTTATAATTAACGCCTTTATATCATAAGGTACTTCATTAAATTTCAAAATACTCTTTTTTTTGTAACTTATTAATTTGTAATGATTTCCGTCATATGATGTCATTATGTAATAATCTGGTTTAAATCCGTTTTGTTTCTCTAATTCATCATCATTTAATTGTCCGCAAATTAAAACAGAATCTAAATCTCCTGATTTATAAGCACTTTCAGACATTATTATTAGTTTTATATTTAATAATCGTTCTAATGTGGATACCGCCCATGTATCCGCCCAATAATGACGGGTTTTTATAAAATCTTTAAACTCATCTAACGTATGTATATTTTTCATATATTCAAACTCATTCATTAACTGTTTTATTTCTTTCTTTTCTTGTGCTAATTGCTTATATTTATCAATTACCGCATTTGCTTCATCTAATAATTGTTTATTTTGTTCTCTACTTATCGAATCTTTACTTCGTGATTTCAATATTTGTGCTGATTTTTTTAATTTCTTTGACTCATCTTCCATTTCTTCAAGCTGACTATAGAACGCATTGTATAACATTCTATATTGTTGAAATATTTCATCATTTGCTTCAGTTGATAATAACGCACGCAATTTCTCTACTGTTACCTTTTTACCTATCTGATGATACGCATCACGAATTACCGCGAAAAAACAATCGCCACTTCCTTCATTGTTTATAATATCATAATTTAGATTTTTCATATATTTTTGTATCCATAATTGATTTGACGATACTTTATATTCATTCTTGATTTGTGTACTCATCTCTTTGTTCTCTTCAATTAGTGTTTCTACATGAGGCATTGGTTCCATTAATTCAAATAAACCTTCAGCCAACTCTTTTTCGGTTTTATCTACTACCTTTGAACGTTTGTTTTCTGGAATATCTACGTTTAAAACATCATTATCTACCTCTGAGTCCAATGTATCTACATCTCCTAATTCAATATCTTCCTCTATATGAATCAATTCGGGTTCATTCTCGTCTTCGTCATTATTTACCTCTTTTGTCAGATCAATTACATTTTCATCTATATGTACTTCTCTTGTCAGACCAATCACATCTTTCATCATTCTTGAAATATATTCATCGTCAACAAAAAATATAATATTTCCATTATCCAATATAAAGTCACCGTCTTCATCTATACTATCTATAAATCGTTTGCTGTCTATCTCGACTATTCCTATTTTATCTTTAATCGTATTATTTACAACCAAATAAACTGAAAAATATATTATATTATGAGCTGAATATGTGTATTTTTCTCTTCCAAGTGCTATTTCTATTGGTATATTAAAATTATTGTTCTCGTATCTAGTTGATGCATATCCCACGTCATCTTCATCTATTTGTTTATTTTCATCATAATTAATCTTATCTGGACGTAGCTGAGACTTTACCATATGTATATTATATAATATAATCTATCATTTTATTTACTTTTGGTCTAAATATAGTTTGATATTACAAAACAAATTATATTTAGCTTTCAATTCTTATGTATTGTTGTTATTATTTTAGTTATTTTTCTTGATTACGTCAATCATATCCATATATTTAAATTTAATACGATTATTTAAACCCGTATATTCACTTATATTACATTTTGAATAACGTTCAATAAATTCAAAAACACTTTGCCATTTCTGATGTGTCTTCAATTCAGACGATAATTCTGATACAAATAAATACAAATTCTCTGTTAGTTCTTCTACTACATGTCGTTGTGACCCATCATTTATTTTATGATTTAATTTATCCTCTATTAATTTTATTACTTTAAATACATCTTGTATGTTATATTCTCCCTTTTTATATAAATTTATTAAAAATGTATTCATTGAACGTCTAACATCATTTAGTTTGTTATTCTTACAGAAACCCTCGTAGTCTGATTTTTCGTCTACATGAACGATCGTTTCCAAACTGTCTACACAATCTATTAAGAATTGTTCCTTTCGTTCTTCAAATAACGGACATATTTTCGTCAATTCCTTGTATAATAATGCATACATTTCAGAATAAAAACTATTTTTACTCGCTACGTCGAAAAACTGATTTGATATCTCTATCAAATATGATTCTTCATTTAATTCACGTAATTCATTTAAATATGTTATTAATAAATCTCGCTGGGTCTCATAATTCTTAACTGTCAATTTATTAAAACACCCGCGAATATTTGATATTATCTTATCTGGACCGACTACTTCATTTACTACTTTTTCTTTGAACGTGATTGGTGGAAATGCTTCTGTTTGTTTAGCCAATCTCTGTTTTTTATTTAATCGTCTTTCTTTATGTTCGGATTCGCTCGGTGAGCTTACAACAATATTTAATTGCGTTAATAATTTATTATATGTCGTTAATACATCTTCTGGTAATGGATTAGTCAACATAGACAATTTAATATTGTTATAATCATTCAGATTATACGTTAACATCTTATTTGATGTATATATACGTGATAATTTTTTATATTGGTTTATTTTCTTTAATTCTTTATTTTTTATGATACGTTTTAATCCTGTAAATCATTCATAAATATATTATAATATGATTCTATTCAGTTCTTTTCATCTAAATCCATCCAATAGTATAGATGTATCAAGTAATCTTAATACTATGACCGATTCTGGATTTCATTATACACCTTTTCATAAAGAACTTATACATTCATTTAAACTACCCATCTCTTATTTAGACAGTTCTCAATTGTTTTCTATTTCGGATATCGTATCTGATGATTTAGAGTTAACCCATGTTAACAATCGAACTGGTGGGGAGAACTGTTTATATAATTATATGTTTACTCCTTCCCATCCTTTTTCTAAATTGTTAATACCTAACTGGCAAAAATATTATACTACAAATATTGACTTTTTACAGGATACCAAATATATTATTAATCAATTTGACAGAATGAGAGAACAATGCAATTATAATATCGAATGTCATCGTATTCTTGAAATATGGGATACTGTAAAACAAGATAAAACATTTCTTGAAAAATATAGTTATATTGATTGGAATATTATCAAACACTTGAATCATTCATCGTCTTTTTTACAGTTCATGTCCGTCATTAACATTTCATCTCCATTAATTAGCATTATTATTCCATTCATATTCTTACTTTTCCCATTCATTCTTCTTAAGATACAACGAATTCCTATCTCGTTTACCACTTACATAAATATGTTAAAAAATCTAGCTAAACACCATTTTATCGGTAAAACCATCGCCACTATGCAGTCATTTAGCTGGGATAAAATTATATACATTTTATTTACATTTGGATTGTATAGTCTTCAAATTTATCAAAATGTCAACTCTTGTATTCGATACTATAATAATATCAAAAAAATCAATCTAATTATTGTTGATTTACGCGACTTTGCCGATGAATCTATTCGCAAAATGAATACGTTCTTAGAAATTACTGAATCATGTAATACATATAAACCGTTTTGTCAAGAAATTAAGACCCATCGTGATAATCTTATTTTACTATCAAATGAACTACATGAAATAAAACCATTCGAGAACACATTACATAATTTTGGGAATACTGGTACATTAATGAAATGTTTTTATCATATACACGAGAATCCGTTATATGAAAAGAGCGTTCAGTTCTCAATGGGTTTTGCTGGATATATTGATAATTTACGCGGGGTTTATGATAACTTCCAACTTGGTAATATAAACTTTGCTACTTTTGATATAAATAAAAAATGTGAATTCAAAGAACAATACTATCCACCTCTTCTTAATGAGAATCCTATTAAAAATAATTGTCGTCTTGACAAAAATATCATTCTATCCGCACCGAATAAGGCGGGTAAAACAACTATACTAAAAACCACCGCAGTTAATATTATATTTTCACAGCAATTTGGCTGCGGATTTTATGAGAAAGCAAATATTATACCATATACACATATTCATTCTTATTTGAATATACCTGATACATCCGAACGTGATAGTTTGTTCCAAGCTGAATCACGTAGGTGTAAAGATATTATAGATATTATTGTTGAGAACAATGACATACACCATCGTCATTTCTGTATTTTTGATGAATTATACTCTGGCACTAATCCAACTGAAGCCGCACAAGCAGGTAAAGCATTCTTGAATTATTTGTCTAATTATTCTCATGTCACTTTCATGTTAACTACTCATTATAAAAATATTTGTAAGCAATTTAAACACTCAAATTTAATACAAAATTATAAAATGGATGTCGAAGTTCTCGATGATGGAAAATATATTTATAAATACAAAATCAAAAAAGGGATTTCACATATCAAAGGTGCTATACGAGTCCTCAAAGATATGAATTACCCTGCCGAAATTTTATCCCAACTTGAATAATTTATTCAGGTCGATACACTCCTTTGTTGTATTATTAGAACATACTGATATACATAATACACCAAGAACTATTAAGAATGCTCCTAATAAGCAATATCGATTTGGTTCAGTATTAAACAACATATACGCCAACAATAATGTAAAAATCGGACACGTGTATATTATTGGAGATACTACCGATGTGTTCGCGTCCTTTAATACGGTTAGTTGTAACACATTCGCAAGAAATAACGCCAATATAGCACTCAATACTATCCACCATATATCATTACCATTCATACGATTATAATCTTCTAATACTGTATTCATATGAAAACATCCAAATAGTAATATACATAATGTGTATACTACTCCTGAAAATATTATTATTGTTATCGGGTTATAATTAGATAACAAATGTTTGTAAATCAATGGGGATGTACCCCATATCAGTGATACTATCAACGCTACTAATATATAGTTCTCCATTATGTATTAGTACTACATTTTTCTTATTTCGTAAACAATACTATCTGTTCTCCCGTTTCTTTATGTTTTGTTACATGGACGTTCTTATTAAACATGGGTAATGTTCTCTTATATGTGAAATATTTCTTAGTTATTTTAATCATATCTTCAACTAAATTTAGTTTATTTGTTGTATTATCTGAGCCATATCCGGAAACGATATAACATAATCTGCCTCCTTTTTGGAGAACATAATCACATAATTCTATTGTTTTTTCCCAATATTTACTTAACCAATCTTCATATGTCTTGTATTTTGATGTACTTTGATTTTTTCCTTCATATAGTTCTAAACGATAATACGGAGGACTGAAAAATACTACATCGAAATGTTCTCTGTATTTTTTAGCAAATGTGGGTATATTTAACAAATCCTCTGATGGTTTACAGTATATGTCTATTAACTTATCGTTGTAATGTTCTCTAGCAAATCGACTCGTTTTATCACATACAGTTTTTATTACATCCGTCCCTACATATTCTACTACAGAAGGGCATTCCAAGAATCCATAACAATATGACGACCATCCGAGTGTTGGTGTAAAAATGCGTGTACCTTTTAATAAACGATGATTCAATGAATATACTAAATACGGGTTCATTATTGATGCTCGAAAATAATATGAGGAGAACACGCTTCCTAATCTACCATTTTTCATATAAAAGAGAGAACTTGGTGTCAAAATCTTATAATCTATCACATTTTTTACATATAAATCCATTAATACATCCATATATGTTGGAATGTTCTCAATACCTGATTTTGTATTCTGTAAAATATCTAGCATATGCATATTACGTATTATGTTTTTATACAATGGCTGTTTGTTATTATCTAATTCATTTATTTTCATAGGTGTGAGAACATCGTGTATATCTAGCTCATTATATCGCAAGGACATATTATAAAATCGTGTTAAATATTCATTTCGTTTAGTTATAAGTTTATGTAAGAGTTTTATATCATCGATATTTATATGTTTTGCCTTAACATATTCTGATAATTTAGTTAGTTTAATTCCAGACTTGACAAATGCTTTATCATAGAACACTTCAAATGTTTCATTTTTCGATGGACCGTCGAATATTTTTAAAAAATTATCTAGTGTTACATATTCTTTCATTGTATGATAATATATAATATAGTATATATATTATCATGAAATATACCAAACGTAATATAATACAACAAAACACTACAAGAAAACATAAAAAATATGTACGTGGTGGCGAGAACCGTGTTATCGAATATTTGAAGGAAGTTTGTTTGTATATAAACAATGAGAACAAAACAAAGGAGGAACTTACTGAACTTTATCATAAATTACAAACCAATATAATGGTAAAGTCATTTCCATATGAAAACAATAATTTTGATGATTATTTTGTAAATATACGTAATGAAATTGAGAACAATTTACCAACGTCTAATACACAAACACCATATGAACCGAAAAAATGGGTGGTTTGTAAAGCAACTTGTTATAATATTGCTAGTACCGCGATAATTAACGAGATGTCTTCTACCGCATATATGTTAAGAGTATTATCCAATTCATTAATATCTAATAACAAAGCAGACCAAAAATTATATATTTCATATGAAAACAATGATGAAGTTGGAGAACCTGGTAATCTGTTAACTGGTACTTGGAAATATGACAGCAAATATTTTACAATTAAAAAAATAGGAAGAGGGAATAACAAGTCATCTAGACTTATTATGGGATTTGGTCCCAGTGCTTCAGGTAAAACTTATTGGGCTCGAAATATTATTAGCCTCTTAAATAATAACATTGAATCTTTTCCTAGCACATTCTTTACTATAGATGGTGGTGATTACAGAAGTTTATCATATATTTATCAAATTATTATCGAATCCGCCAAGAAAAATGGTCTTGGTGGTGTCGAGAACCTTGTATTAGCTGGTATATCTGTTACGAGTAAAAACATTTTCGATTCTAATATAATCAAAAAACAAATTATACAGTATTTATCATTGTCTCAAAAACAAGACCCTAATTTGTTTATCAGTTTATATGTTCCTGAAACTTTGGGTGATTGTGGTATGATGAGACCCAAATCTTGTAATAAAAAGATTAAAGGATATATGAATTTAACAAATGATAATGACTGGGTTGGATTGATGATTTATCAACATAAAACTAGCGAAGAATGCCCTTATGATTTAGAATATCAATGTACTGGAACTACATCCAGTGGTAAAACGCGTGAATCTGTAGAGGGCAAAAAATATTCTAACTCTAGCTTTCAACATTCTATGAATCAAGGCCTAAAAGAGGCTTCTACCGCTCCTAATCTGAGGTTTATCATTCATAATTCAGGTGGTAAAAAATACATGAATCAAATCAACAAGTCTATTTTTATGGATATGTCTGTAACTTCACCTTTCAATAGTGGAAATATTCAGGAAATTGAAGAGCAATTTAGATGTACCTATACTAAAATCAGTAATATATCCATGATTAAATAGTTTTACGCTGAATAATATTAAAACTATTTGTGAAAAGTCGAGCACGAAAATAAAAAATGGACGTTTTTAAAATGTCCAATTTCATTTTGGCGGAGATAAAATTGTTTAAACACTTTTCTAAAAATGTGTTTATGACGATATTGCTGTATTTTTCGTTTTTTCATAATTAACTTGTTTGCATACAAATTTAAATAATTTACGCTGAAAAGTATTTAGAGGAACTAAATGTACTATCATTATATACCTCAAAATGATAGTTAATTTTAGTTCGAAAAGTTCATATAAATATACATGTAATTTTTGTGATTATTCTACATGTCGAAAGAGTCAATATGACCGTCATTTATTAACTGCAAAACACAGAAAGATAGTAAATGATAGTGAAAATAGTTCGAAACCAAAGGATGATATGTATGAATGCGTATGTGGTAAGACTTATAAATATGATAGTGGATATTATCGACATAAGAAGTCATGTACTTCACAAAATCAACAAATATCTGACGAAATTATAAATCAGCCGGTTCAATCACTAGATACGGGTTTGGTAATAGAATTATTGAAACAAAACCAAGAGTTTAAAGAATTAATGATAGACCAGAATAAACAACTGCAACAAAGTCACGAGCAAAACAATGAACTCCAGAAACAATTATTAGAAGCAGTAAAAGATGGTAAGACAATAAATAACAACAACACCATAAATAACACAACAAATAACCGTTTTAACTTGAACGTGTTCTTGAACGAGACATGTAAAGACGCTATAAACCTGAATGATTTCATTCAATCAATTGTCCTGAATATTGATGATTTTATAAATACAGGTGAGGTAGGTTATGTAAAAGGTATATCAAACATAATGGTCGAACGTATTCGAGATATGGAACCGCATATAAGACCAATCCATTGTACTGATTTAAAGCGAGAAATAGTGTACGTAAAAGATTCTAATATATGGGCGAAAGAAGATGCGAATAAGACACATTTACGTAAAGCTATTAGAATAGTTGCGGACAAGAACAAAAATTTAGTACATTCATGGATAGAAGAGAATCCAAATTATGAAATATTAGATACACCAGAATGTGATAAGTTCTTCGAATATACAAAAGCATCATTAGGTGGATACGGCAAAGAAGAAGACGATCGATTTGAAAACAAGATAATAAGTAATGTAATAAAAGAAGTAGTAATCGATAAAAAAATGATTGAATGATACATTACGCCGACTTAATTTAGTATTACAAAAATTATATATTTTTCAGATTATTGCTTAATGTTGTGGTGTAAGTGGGTTATTGATGTTTTCATCAGATATGTTATAGTCTGGTGTATTATCACATGTATAATACACCCATCCTATAAATAATATATCGATTACACATACACATAAGATAAACACGATGTCAACCATAGTAGTTTTTACACCTTTGAATATTGATTATGTATTTACATATATTACATTATCAATTTTTATGTATTAAATAATTTTACGCTGAATATTATAAAAAGTGTTTATGAAAAGTCGAGCACGAAAATAAAAAATGGACATTTTAAAAATGTCCAATTTCATTTTGGTGAAGATAAAATTGTATAAACACTTTTCAAAATTAGTGGTTGTGACGTTAATGCTTTATTTTTATGAAAATCATATTTAATATGGCTGCATAAAAAATTAAATAAATTACGCGTAATATTACAAGTGGAACTAAATCGACTATCATTTTTGGGTATGCAATGATAGTTCAATTAGTTCGAAAAAGTTCATGATTATTATATTATAAATAAATATGACGTAATATCGTAATAAATGATTATATATATCATCTAAAATATAACAGCAAAACTGATAAAGATAGTAAATGATAGTTCGAAAAGTTCAACATGAATATCAGTAACATATTCACTAGATATCAATGTTATAGCATGACAAACAGAGAACATAAATAAGTATTTGAATTTCAATAATACTAATAAAGCAATTGGTATTATTATATGAAAACGTGTTTAAGGCTTCTTGTTGGAAGGAGCGGGTTTAGACTTCTTCTTATTGACAGAAACGAATCCATCATCCTTCACGGGTCTGGAAGAATTGCGAGTTTCACACATTAGCTCACCGCCCTTAATGCCAGTAACAGACATAGCCTTATACTCATGAGGTCCAGATGTTGACTTAACAATATCAAACTGAACGTACTCACCTTGAATAAGATATTTATATTGAGAATTAGTAACCTTAATGGAGGTATAGTGAGCGAAGATATCATTATTCATAAAAGTCCCTTCATCACTAACTGTAATAAAGCCATACCCAGCTTTATTATTAAACCACTTTACTTTGCCAGTAATACCAGATTGGATTGTTTCAATAGACTCACTCATCGTAATATATCTACTTATGTATCATATTTTTTATATCATTTACGTTGTTATAATTTGTTATTCTATTTACAGCCTGAATTATATCTTCAAATTATGTATATTACAAATACTTTAGTAATGATGCGAAAAATGATGTCAATTTTGTTTCTGGTGTTAGTATTACTAATATCCTTAGGTTTAAGTCAATTAACCAACGTAAGTGAAGGTATGGAAGCAGTTGAGCCAGGAGTTGAGCCAGGAGTTGAGCCAGGAGTTGAGCCAACGTCTGAAGAGGAACCAGAAATGGAGAAGTCGAAATGTGATGCGGAGGTCAAGGATATTAAACCTGATTCTAAAGCCGAAATGGTGTCAGAAAATGACGTCATGCTGTCGGATGTCGTTCCAATGGAAGGAGCTTTAACAGAAAATATGTCAAACTATCGTTAAAACGTGATAATTAGAGCATCATAATTAGGTGTTTCATCATAGGTTAGTTTGTATACATAGTTAAGATAATTATACAATATTTGGTCTGTATTTTGGGCTTTTAATAGAATATTGGAAGGTTGTTTCATGTTTTGTCGAATGATATTTTTATAATAATAAATACTAGTTTCATTATAACCATCATTAGCTGTAATATTATCCGGAATATTTTCCCATGTAAGTAATTTATCATGTAAAAATATATACAAATATCCAAGAGAAATCAGGTCATCGCGTCTTGAAGCAATAGAGCCACAATGAATATTATAACTAACATACTTAGGACTACCAATGATTTCATCAGTACATGTGTCTAGTCTATGTTCTCCATCATTATCAATATAAAAGGTAGAAAATCCAAAATCAATAAGATATAGATCACCATTTTTAATCATAATATTTTGAGGTTTAATATCACGATGTATTACACCATTCTCATGTATAGAACGAAGTATATTGATTAGTTGATAAATAATAGATTTAATTTTCGAAGAGGTTATATCCTTTTTGGAAAGTATGTAATCATACAAAGAACAATCATATAATGTCATAACTAAACATAAATTTTCACTATGGTTTCCATACCAATATATAGCAGGTATATTACGTGTATTGCGTTCATATAGATATTTTAATACGATAGTTTCATGTTGTAAAAGTTTAACCTTAGCATGAATACTTTCAAATTTGATAGCGACTTCATTATTATTTTTGTAATGTTTACCTTTATATACGGAGCCAAAAGAGCCACTTCCTAATTTACGAATGATATTATATCTTCGTCCAATTAGTTCATCCATCTAATAGTTACATATCTATATGGGTTTATTATATTTTCATAGTATATAGTAAAATGTTCTCCATAGAAAAGCTTGATTATATAATAAACCAGGCAGGAAAATATTATAGAATAGTACCGATAATCCTAACAATATTATATGGTTTATTATTTGTTGGTGTGATTTATATAAATCCCGAATATTTACAAAATTTTAGAACAATCATGCAATTATTTGTGTGTCTATTTTTGATATACAGATTTCATCCATACAAAGAACATGTATTAAAAAAATACGACGCTCAAATTATTTTTAGCAGTGCGATATTTTTATTAGTAAATATAACAGCGGTAGATATAGCAAATAAATTAATAAAACCGTTAGATGATGCGGTTGTTTTATCATCAATACCAATATCAGACATAGTAAACATTTCAGATGTGCCATTAACAACTATGCTGGAAGCAATGTAAATGATATGAAAACAATTCAATATATAGATGTAATATATATTGAAGAAAACCAAAAATGGATATTGATAAAATATTTGAAGATGCCATAAACGATCCATCATTGCTGTCAACAATAGATATAGACAACCTATTAAATTCAATTGAAAGTACAAAAAATGATTATCTTGAGAATAAAACAATGTCTGAAATAACAAATACCATACATGAAAAAATCAGAGATACAGCTATACCAAAAGAGAATTATAGCGAAACGTGTAAAAAGTTAGTAGGATATAGATATGTAGAAGAGATATTTGAATTACATAAAGGTAAGATGGTAAGATGGATACGAAACGGAACAAATAAATTAACAAATGGAGGTATAGTAACCGACATAAAATTTTTGGAAAACGGAGTTCATGTATTATGTATGAACTCTCAGCGAAGATTTATTCAATATAAATTCGACGATTGTTATACATTTCAAAAAATGAATACAGAAGAACAATTGATATTGATGGCATACGATCAGTTATCGTAAAAGTTTGCGAGTATAATGTCCTAATCGAACTAAATTTTTATGAGTTCTTTTGCGTTTAGTGGTTAAATAAAAGAATTCGCGTAAATGATACATCATTTTTTGAGCGACAATAATATCCCGTTTTAAATCCTGTATCATAGGATTACCATTAGTAATACGTTTTTCTCTTATAAACCCATCGACAATACATTGATGTATATTACATGTATCATTTTGTTGTTTGAGTTTAACATAAATGTCAGAAGAAATAAATCTTTGTATAATTTCATCAGTAGACAAATGATGATAATACGAATGAGGACGAATATAATATACTCGGTCTGTTTTCATATTATCATAATTAGCATTATCAAGAAAACAAATCTCTGTTTTTTCAGGCAATAACGTACATCGAATAAAATCAGAATAGTTTTTTACGGTAGTTGTACGAAACGGTTCTATACGCGTATTACCAATCCGAAAAGCACGTATAATTTGGTCGAATATATTATAAGTTAACTTTAATTTGTATGTAAAATAATTTGATATTAAATCAACCCAATTATGATTACATTGATTATTCGTATAAATATATATGTATTTACATTGTCCGGTATTTTTTTTGTGTACGAGAAATTCTAATATATGAATAATTCCATACCTTAAAAATTCTGGATATAAATCTAATAAATGATTAAAATTAGTAGGTTCATACTTTTTGGTAAAATGCTGTAATGAAGACCATAATATTTCTAAATCAACGAATGAACCAAGTGTTTCATCTAAATCAAATACAACCACACGACCCGGAGATTTTTTTACCTTTTTATTATAATAATCGCCTTTATAGAGTTCAATATAATTCATATCATTGTCACTACTCATATACAATTACAAATGATAAGATATAAAACATATATTTTATCATTATATTTTACTTTTTACTCTATTTTTTAGATCCCTGTTGAACCAAATCCATTCGACCCGCGAACAGTATCTTCAGGAATATCTTTAACAACCATGACAAATACAGGACATAAAGTAGGATGACAAACTTGAACGAGACGTGTATCCTTAGCAACAGTATAAGATGGGTTATTATTAACTGGTAACCATCTAAACGCACCAATCAAGTTACCACGATATCCTGAATCAATAACCCCAGTATGGTTAGCCAACATAAGTTCTGTTTTAGACATACTAGACCGAGGATGAATATAAAACCCAGTAGGAACGGACATGCTAGTGTCGCCAGTTTGATATACCATTTTGGTTGTAATCAGCATATCAATAAATTTAGTATCATAATGTTTATCAAATGTGACATCGGTAGGTACATATAAATCAAAACCAGAATCAGGGTAATCATTTTGAGATAGTTTAGTATTATGCTTGGTAGCAACATCAATATATTTATTGTGAAGTTCCTCGTTTTGAGTAGAAATATATAGAACCGCAAATACACGGTGTTTACCGGGATTAAAACTCATATAACTAATAGCAGACATTGTATAACTAACATAATATTATGTTTTTATGTTGATTACGAAAAATTAGATATGTCTATTTTATTTTTTTATATTCAGACCAAGAAATAGGTTTTCCAACAGACGGCTCAACAATTTCCTCTTCCCGTTGTTTATCAAGTTTATCCAAATGTTTAGTAGCACTATCTACATAGAGTTCTTTCAATATTTTACCAACCATGACAGAACCTTCATGTTGGTCTACTTTAGAATCTTCAATAAGTTTTAATATAGTAAGCAACTTGGTCATAATAGTGAGGTCAAGTTCGTCCTTAACCAATTTGTGAAAGATATCAGTATAATTGGTATACAAAAATTGACATTCACTTTGGCACATCAATACAAATTCATCATTATTTGAATTTTTGAGTTCAGCGTGTGTATTTTTTAAGGTATCTAGTTTACGAATATCATCACGCATATGTGTACTATGTTTTAATCGTCTAATATTATCGGTATTATCACTGCACTCCGAGTCATTAATCATTTTTTTCAGGTGAAGACGTTCATCATTCGTTAATGTTGACATTAGTAATAATATAATAAAGGAAAGAGTTTTTATGTTAGTTTTACACAAATAACTTTAGACTATACTATCAAAAATATATGTATGATATGTATAGAAATGTACTGGACGTATATATTTTTGGCAATATTGATATATCTAATAATCGTAGGATGTTTATGTACGTCCATACGTGTGATTCCTTATAATCGCGATACTGATTTAGCTTATGCTAAGGTAACAGAAGGTTTTGAAGCAAGAGAAGGTACTAATAATTATGCAACATCTTTGGGAAAAGAACCCGAATCAGTATTATGCAAGAAAGTACATGGATTTAAGGGATTACAATGTTGTCCTAATGCGAACCCAGAAATGTTTGATAAATTTGCGTTTACTGAAGGAAAGAAGGGTTGTGAGGGAATAGGATTATTTAATTCTAAGGGAAGTTTATGTTTAAATAAAGACCAACAACGTTTATTAATGACGCGTGGTGGAAATATGTCAGGACCTGACGCACAGATAGGACCATAAATATTACACAAAACAACCCAACTAATGTAAAATTGAAATCTTTTTATCCATACCTTGTTATAATAAAATATAACAAGGTCTAAAATGGCAAAGACACGAGACGATAAGTTTAAACTGGCTTTCGATAGTTTCATAAAAGATGATATCGGTGTAAATGAATATAAATTGAAAAATCTGACAAAAAACAAAGGTGAATGTAGACATATATATGAGTTTTCTGTTATGCGACAAATAAAACAAATAGGTTTTATAGATCGTTCGGGTACAACTCATATAGGTGAGGATGTAGCGAATATGGGTATGTCAACTGATACTGAAATATTAAGTGAAGTATATATTCCAATCATAGAAGATTTCGAAGAAAAGTTCAATCAAGTATTTGAACCATATAGAGATGAAATAACAATCGGAATAAGCAACATAAATGGAGAGCCATATAAACATTACAGAAGTTATGTTTCAATAGTGAGTTCAGAAACAAATGAGGACGGTATAACTGGTAAAATATGTGTGGTATATTATAAACAGCATATACCCTACAATGTAATTAAAGACGATGATGAATATAAAAAAAAGTACTTAATTTTATTGAAAAGAGTAGAGACACTGGAATCAGAATTATCCACGGCATTACAAGATATAGACGATTTACAAGACGATATGTTATATAATGAACGTAAAGTCCGTTTATTAAAGAAGGTATATCAACAAGAAAAAAGAATGTTCCAATTATGTGAAACTAACCTAGTTAACAAATTACGAGAAGCCTATATATTGTCGAATAAAAAAGAAGATTGTCCGATATGTTATGAAATGATAAGTGATGATAAATTAGTAATTCCAAGATGTAGCCATTACATATGTAGTGAGTGTCATCCTAAGTGTAAGGACTGTCCTATTTGTCGTACTAGATATGATGATATGAGTTAGACATACGAAAAATCAAAAATATAAATGTGTAAATAGTACACATTTATATTTTTTGTTAGAATATCAAGAGTTTCATGGTATTGTCAAACCACAATCATGACAATACTCAATACGTTGTGAAATGTCTGGGTCAATATCAATGTAATCTTCAATCATATTTGTATGCCTACAATTAGTATGTAAATATTGATTGATAGCATCAACTATATTTTGGTATTCAACAGAACGTCGTTCGCTTGCTAATCGTTCTACATAAATCTTTGCTTCAGCCATCAATAAAACATCTTCATTTGATTCATAATCGACCATTTTATGTATTGTATTATATGTAATATATTGTATTTTTTATGTATATTTGTGATATAGATAAATGACATAAAGTTTTTACATTATATTGTATAAGTGATAATGGTAAATTCATCTTTAAATGGAATGAGACCTAAGTCCGATAATTGGTCTGTCGAACAGCTGATAAATTTAATTAAAGAAAAACGTATACGAAACCCACAGTGTCAGCGAAGAAAAAAATGGTGTAAACACCCAGTAGCAAATTCCAAAAAATCTAATTATCAAGATTATATAAAATTTTTATACGATACTTGCTATTCTGTAGAAGCGATAACAATAGCAAAATACATCGAAAATAAGAACGAAGTATTCGTAAATATAGATGGAAATAATCGTATTAATGCAATAGTATATTACTATTACCATCCATTAGATATATTTCGTGATAATTTCCATGAATTGCGTTATTCAAACAACGAACATAATATTTTCGTAGATTTTTTATCGAATATCAATTATCCAGAATTCATGGGAATTCGTCGAATGTCGCGATATATAAATCAATCAAAAAACGAAGATATAATTGCGTATTGGAAAAACTTGGACGATGAAATGATTGAATACATTGAAGATGAAGTAGAACTGGTACAATCAGTATTAAAGATTTCAGGAGGTGAATTTTTTCATACAAACGTGTTTATGAATTTGGTAATTTTTAATAACCCAACAAACGAACAATTATCTCAAATTTACTCTAATATTAATATGAATAGTAATCCACTCACCGCAAGCGATATATTGGCAGCAACATTACTATGTGCGAATGATTTTAATCTAGATTTTGACCCAATTTTAAAAACAAAACTAATAGAACAATTACAACAATACTATTGTGAAAAACAGGATGATGAAATATTAGAAGGTTATCGACATGATAGTCAGAAGGAGTTAATGAATGGAACCGAATTTTTGATAGCGTTTCAGAATTATTGTAGTGATAAATACTGGTTAGTACCCAAATATGAGTCAGATTCGAGTGATGGTATCGGGTTGTTTCATAAATTATTTGATTTGACTGATATATTTTACGGATTACAATCTGAGAATTTTACGACTGAGAACATAAAACATTTTTGCGAATCGATTATAAGCACATTAGATATGTTAACAATGATTTTGAATAAACTATGTCCGTCTACAATTGATTTGCAACATTTCAAACAAGATTCACAGTTGACATTGAAAAAATCACCGTTAATAGTTCTAATAACAACAACTATTAAATTGATAGACATGAGTAAATCTGGTTTGATAACACAATCGGATATACATAAAATTTTAAGAAAGTCAATTTGTTATCATTATTTATTGGATTATCTACCAAAAGAAAAACGTGACAAATATGTGGTGAATGATGATATTAGATGTCAAATCGGCGGTAAGGCGGTCCAATCAAAAATAACAATATTAAGTAAATATCCAGATCAGTTGGGCAATACGATAACAAATACACTAGTAATACAATTATTTAAAGATATAGTAGAATATTTCAATCAACCATACACATACGAAGACCGTCCAAAACGACGACGAGGATTATCTTTCCCATACCGTTTACTATTAAGTTTATATTACAATAATCGTGTACCATATGTGTATACTCAAAAGAAACAAAATATAGACCATATATTTGTATTTTCTTCTACATGGGAGGGTAATGATAAGATAGACCTGGACCGCATTGGAAATCTCATATTAATTGATGGTGAATTGAATAATAAACGTAGTAATAATTCAATACAGTATTATTACGATAAAGTGCCAGATTTAATGAAGTGTTTGAATTATCCGGATATAGAAACATATAATCGTGTTGTAGACCACGATAAAAAATCAGTATTTATACGTGATATACAACAATTTAATGAAGTGACTAGAAATATAGAAAATATGTATATTGAAAACGCAGTAAAATGTATATTTGATATGTAATTGAAGTGTTATATTTTATTCGTCATCCGCATCTTCTTCATCACACCCATTACCACAAAGGTATTCTCCGGTTCCTTTCATTTGAACTACATCATCTTCATTACCACATAGATGACATTGAGCCTTTCTATTATTGGGTTCTTCTTCAATAAATAATATATCATTAAGTCCATCATCCACAAAATATCCATCGCATATATTACATTTTTGCCATTCACCTCTTGGCTCATAGTTTGCTTCATTATCCTTATCAAAATCTTCATCATCCGGATATCTTTCACAATCCGTGTTTATACATAATCTATAGGTTGGTTTGTCTTGTACTTCGCTTGATGTTTCCATTGTAGTAGTAATAATTTACTATAATTATAATACATGACTGTAATTCAATTTTATCGAACAATTTAGAGCAGTGCGTATTTTAATCAAAATCATCAAGAGTTATGTATTACACCATTGAAGATTTACACCTTTTTACATTTGGGATTTTGTCTCATTTTTCTTTTTAGTCAGCGTAATACTCATCTTATTCATATTATTACAATAGAATATAAAAATAACTGACAATATACATAAATGGAACGTACCCGTATAAACAGTATAGTTTTTTGTATTTTTTGTGGAACAATAATATCAGATTCTCAAATTTCTAAAAGATGGTACCAGGCTAGGTACACGCAATGCACAAGATGGATAAATTTTTATCATTGTGATAAATGTGGCAAAAATTTTGATTATAGACAGTTACAAACACACAAAAAATTATTTAAAAATACATTATTAGAATTGAAAAAGTAACAACGTTAAAACGTATTGTAAATGTAAAAAGTGTAATAATAGGATCATTAACTGAAAATTGAATTAGTATTTATTTTATAAATAAATACTAAATAAAATAAAATGACTGCGTTTAACATTGAAAAATATCTTGATTCTTTACCAGAAAGAATTGAAACTATTAATATTTCTGGCAAAGGACTTACTTATCTTCCTTCTCTACAACGGTTCCATAATCTAAAAACATTAAATTGTTGTAATAATCAATTAACCAGTTTACCTGAACTCAATGGTTCTTTAAAAGCATTAAATTGTTCTAGAAATCGATTAACCATTTTACCTGAACTCAATAATTCTCTTAAAGAATTATATTGTTATTATAATCAATTAACCTGCTTACCTGAACTCAAAAAATCTCTTAAAAAATTACATTGTTATCATAATCAATTAACCTGCTTACCTGAACTTAATCATTCATTAATAGAATTAAATTGTAGTTATAATCAATTAACCTGCTTACCCGCACTTAATGGTTCTCTAACAACATTAGATTGTTCTAGAAATAAATTAACCTGCTTACCCGAACTCAATGATTCTCTAACAACATTATGTTGTTCTAAAAATCAATTAACCGGCTTACCTGAACTCAATGGTTCTCTAACAGTATTAACTTGTAATTATAATCGTTTAACCTGCTTACCTAAACTCAATCATTCTTTAAAATATTTACAATGTTTTAATAATCAATTAACCTGCTTACCTGAACTCAATGATACTCTAATAACATTACATTGTTCGAGTAATCGTTTAACCATTTTACCTGAACTCAATCGTTCTCTAACAACATTAGATTGTAATTATAATCGTTTAACCTGCTTACCTAAACTCAATGATTCTCTAACAACATTAAAATGTAGTAATAATCAATTAACCTGCTTACCCGAACTCAATGATTCTCTAACAACATTAACTTGTGATTATAATCGATTAACCATTTTACCTGAACTCAATCGTTCTCTAACAACATTAACTTGTCATAATAATCAATTAACCTGCTTACCTGAACTTAATGATTCTTTAAAATCATTAAAATGTATGAATAATCAATTACCATATTGCTATTACAATAAATTACGATTTAATTTATTAAACACATATCTTATTATACTAACCCCTACAAAAAAAAATGAATTCAACCATATAACACGATTATTGCAAAAAGTTAAATTCACGTTTATGTGCGTTAAATATAAAAAACAATTTCTGGATTGGGTATGGATTACATCGACCAAAAACAAAAATAGCGTATGTAGAACAAGGGTGTAAATAACTTATGCCCGTATTGTCGAAAGGAAATCAAAATGTGCTATCGTATCGTATCGTATCGTATTGTATAATATGATTTTATTGTATATTATCAATTACTTGCTTATTGTAAATCTACTAATAAAGAATACGCTAAACATAAACCGTGTCCGAATGCTTCACTTGTGTCATTCAACAACAATTCTAATTTTTCAATAGACATATTACATATATTATTCTCATCACAATCATTTCCATAATGTCCTTTTTTATTTTTTGCAGGAACATCCATTTCACATATCATTATATTTTCACCTTTTTTCAATTTGTTTAATAGTTTTTCATATTCCGGTAACTTTTTAATTAATCTAATATATTCTCTTACATATATTTCTTTTCTTAAAGTAATATAGTCAAATCTACTCTCATTTCCTTCTTTGTCAACACATAATCCAAATTGGGTATTTTTTCTTCTGTGTATTTTATTTGGGTATCTAATTGGATTTTCACATTCCCATAAACTATTTCTCCACCGATAATATAATTCATAATTAATTATTCCATTTTCTAAGATTACATCGCCTGATGGTGATATAGGTTCAAACTTCCACCATAGATATTTTGGATTATTCATATAATATCTTGATGGATATACTTCATTTTCATAAACATTATCATACACTTTACAACCCTGATAAAAGTTTTCAAATAATATTCCTCCTGAATTATGACACAATTCACTGCCATCAGTTTTTAACAAATAAGGACACAAATTTTTCCATTTACAATTGTTCCATTTTAATACATTAATGGTTTCATAATTATCTAACCCAAATGGTTTAGCTGTTGTTGATTTAATTTGTTGTGTAGAAATCATTATATTTTTTATTGTTATTATATTTCTATATTAACAATTCAATTTTGTATTCGTTAAAATCAGCATTTGAAACGTTAAAAGGTGTAAAAATATGGGAAAAACGAAAAGTCTGAAATAACGATTAATAAAATAATTTAAAACAATAGTAATATTATTGTAAAATGTCTGAACCATCTACTTGTTTTATTTGTTTGAATGAAATCAATAATGATAATTATAACTTCAATGAATTTATTTTAAATAACATGCCATGCGATTGTTATCGTAAAAACTTAATTCACGAGGATTGTTTTAATACATCTTTTAAAATAAATGAAACAAATATTAATCATTGTTTATTCTGTCGTAGTTATATTGAAACATGTATTCAACATCCTGATTATGAATTTAATGCAGTTGCAAATGATTATAACAAATTACAATACGTGCAAAACCAAACCCCTGATATTTGTTTAGTTGCTGTGATACAAAATGGGCTTGCTTTACAATATGTAAAAGAACCAACTCGTAATATTAGTTTCGCTGCCGTGAAACAAAATGGGCTTGCTTTACAATATGTAAAATATCAAACATATAAAATTTGTTTAGCTGCTGTGAAACAAAATGGGCTTGCTTTACAATATGTAAAAGAGCAAACACATAAAAATTGTTTAGCTGCTGTCAAAAATAGTGCCGGTCATGCTTTACAATATGTAAAAGAACAAACGCCTGAAATTTGTTTAGCGGCTGTGAAAGTACATGGATATGCTTTACAATATGTGAACGACCAAACCCCTGATATTTGTATGGCTGCGGTAACACAAAATGGGCTTGCTTTACAATATGTAAAAGAGCAAACACATAAAAATTGTTTAGCTGCTGTAAAACAAAATGGGAATGCTTTAGAATATGTAAAAGAGAAAACACCTGAAATGTGTTTAGTTGCTGTAAACAAAAGTTGGTATGCTTTAAAATATGTAAAAGAACAAACACCTGAAATGTGTTTAGGTGCGATTAACCTAAATTATTTTGCGTTTAAACATGTGAAAGAACAAACACCAGAAATTTGTTTAGCTGCTGTAAAACGAGATGGAGAGATGTTGCAACATGTGAAAGAACAAACATACGAAATTTGTTTAGCTGCTATAACAGAAAACGAACATGCTTTACAATATGTAAAAGAGCAAACTCCTGAATTGTGTTTAGCTGCTGTAAACCAACAAGATGGAACAGCATTACAATATGTAAAAGAACAAACACGCGAAATTTGTTTAGCGGCTATAAAACAAAATGGAACAGCTATAGAATATGTAAAAGAACAAACACCAGAATTTTGTTTAGCGGCTGTAAAACAAAATGGATATGCTTTACAATATGTAAAAGAACAAACCCCAGAATTTTGTTTAGCGGCTGTAAAAGAAGATGGACGTGCTTTACAATATGTGAAAGAACAAACACCAGAAATTTGTTTAGCGGCTGTAAAAGAAGATGAACGTGCTTTACAATATGTAAAAGAACAAACCCTTGAAATTTGTTTAGCGGCTGTAAAAGAAGATGAACGTGTTTTACAATATGTAAAAGAACAAACCCTTGAAATTTGTTTAGCTGCTGTTAATAACAATTGGAAAGCTATAGAATATGTGAAAGAACAAACCCCAGAAATTTGTTTAGCTGCTATTTTAGCTGTAAAGCAAGGTTATGAAACAGCTTTAAAATATATAAATGAACAAACTCCTGAAATTTGTTTAGCGGCTGTAAAACGACATGGATTTGCGTTAAGATATGTAAAAGAACAAACCCCTGAAATTTGTTTAGCGGCTGTTAATATCTATTGGATGGCTTTAGAAGATGTAAAAGAACAAACTCCTGAAATTTGTTTAGCGGCTGTTAATAACTATTGGATGGCTTTAGAATATGTAAAAGAGCAAACTCCTGAATTGTGTTTAGCGGCTGTAAAACAAAATGGATATGCTTTACAATATGTAAAAGAGCAAACCCCTGAATTGTGTTTAGCTGCTGTAAAACAAGATGGAACAGCTTTACAATATGTAAAAGTGCAAACCCTTGAAATTGGTTTAGCGGCTCTAAAAAAAGATAGAAGAGCTTTACATTATCTAAAAGTGCAAATCTTTTAAAGTTTCATGGCTACTGTCTAATAATACATGACTGTAATTCAATTTTCCATTATAATAAAAAAGAACAAACGCCTGAAATAACGATTAATAAAATAATTTAAAACAATAATAATATAATTGTAAAATGTCAGAACCATCTACTTGTTTTATTTGTCTGAATGAAATCAATAATGATAATTATAACTTCAATAAATTTATTTTAAATAACATGCCATGTGATTGTTATCGAAAAAATTTGATTCATGAGGATTGTTTTAATACATCTTTTAAAATAAATGAAACAATTATTAATCATTGTTTATTATGTCGTAGTTATATTAAAACATGTATTCAACATCCTGATTATGAATTTAGTGCGGTTATAAAGGATTATAACAAATTACAATACGTGCAAAACCAAACCCCTGAAATTTGTTTAGTTGCCGTGAAACAAAATGGGCTTGCTTTACAATATGTAAAAGAACCAACTCGTAATATTAGTTTAGTTGCCGTGAAACAAAATGGGCTTGCTTTACAATATGTAAAATATCAAACATATAAAAATTGTTTAGCTGCTGTGAAACAAAATGGGTTTGCTTTAAAATTTGTAAAAGAGCAAACACATAAAATTTGTTTAGCTGCTGTGAAAAAAAATGGGTTTGCGTTAAAATTTGTAAAAGAGCAAACACATAAAATTTGTTTAGCTACCGTGAAAAAAAATGGGTTTGCGTTAAAATATGTAAAAGAACAAACGCCTGAAATTTGTATGATGGCGGTAACCCAAAATTGGGGTGCTTTACAATATGTAAAAGAGCAAACACCAGAATTGTGTTTAGCTGCTATGAAACATAATAATGGGTTTGCTTTACAATATGTAAAAGAGCAAACACCAGAATTGTGTTTAGCTGCTGTAAAAGAATATGAACGAGCTTTACAATTTGTAAAAGAGCAAACTCCTGAAATTTGTTTAGCGGCGGTAACCCAAGATTGGGATACTTTACAATATGTAAAAGAGCAAACACACGAAATTTGTTTAGCGGCTGTAAAACAAAATGGAAAAGCTTTAGAATATGTAAAAGA